TCATACCTTCTAGCGCTTCGTTAATTTCGTCGAGCGTCATATTTTCCCTGTAAGCATCACCTAGCAACGTTTTCAAATCCATGTTTCATTACCTCCTGCGTTTTATAGGTGTTCTCTCACCGTTGATTTTGAGTTTTAGAGTGTTCTCTCACTTTTTATGTGTTTTATCGACTTCTCTGTCGGCAATGAAGAAAAGTGCCAACCGACCGTTTAACGGTCACCTGGCACTCTCACGATGCTCTGTGTTGATTCTGTTCAATTTTTTACAACGAGGGCATTTTATTTCCGCAACCCCCTTAACCATTGCTAACTTTTTACCACACTTTTCACATCTAAATTCAATCAATCAACATCACCCCTATCGACAATATCAAATAACACTCTAGCATTATCTTGTAACACTTGATATACTCCTTTGGCTAAAACATCTATAACCTGTTCTTCGTTTTCAATTTTCAAATTAGCGTGTTCTGCTATACCGTGAAGTATCTCGTGCCATAAGGTTAAACACTTTTTTTGATGCTCTTGGTTGTCGGGGTTTATCTCTATTGTTGATTTCTCGTAAGATATATGCCCGTAACACATTTGCGTCCCATCGTTGAGATTAGAAGTATATTTAATCTCGTAATCTACGCCACCTATCCGGATTTTCTTTGGTATTTTCATATCTCTTCAACCTCCGATATAGGCTTGTTATTTCCTGGTGTAGATGTTGCTTTAGCTGTTTTCCACTTCTCTAAGTATTCCAGTGAGTCTAAATATACTTGCTCGGGGTCGCTATATAGCCCACTATGGGCTATCGCCACCTGCGGATGAATACCGGCCTCTAGCTGATTCTGTAACCCTTGTGTCTTAACCAACAAATTATCAGTCTTATTGCGAGTAAACTTAATGTCAATCTCACTCAACTTCAAATTAAACTTTACGGTGTCCCTAAGTATTCTTAACACCAACCGAAGGAATCTCTTTTCAGAGGCTTTGAACATCAGTTCGGTATCTTTAGCTCTAGCCTCGGCAGCACCCCATCCGTCTCGTAGCAGTACAGCTTGCCCCGTATCACCCGTTGAACGGTTTGCACCTTTTCTATCAGGCATACCGCAGATAATCAGAACCATTTGGTAAAGGTCGTCTTTTGTCACCTGAACTTGCGACTGATTGAGTTCCTTCGATACAATATCGACATCTGCTGGATTATTAGAATCACTCTTAATCTTCAAAGCGCCCATCTCTTTTAGGGCGGTAAACTGTTCTTCGTCTATATCACAATTGACAAACTTCATAAACGCTTGAACAAATTGCTCTATCCCATCTATTCGATTGGACACAATGTTATTGAGTGAATCTAACAAAGGTAATACAACCTCGAACGCTCCCAGCCTTGCACTATTAGCAGGGTACTCGATTATGGGAATATCACCTAAAACATGAGGTTTACTATCTATAATCTTATCGTCTGCAATCTCATAGTACATATCTCTGGTGTATACACTGAAAATTCTCTGATTTTCTTCGGTTTCAATATACTTTACTCCCATTAAAGGCTTCTTACCGAATCCGTTATTATACACCACAAAAGCATATCTGGGGTCAAGGGTATCAATTTCGAACGGGCTATCGTCGGGGTCTACCCCTGCCTGCTCGTCAGGAAGTACCATCCTATACGATGTTCCGCAGATATAAAACCATTCGGCCAACTCTTTGTCCTTGGCGGCCTTATCTTCCGCAAACATATATTCGTTCAATTGAGTGATTTTTTCAGATATTTCCTCACTCTCACCCCGTCTAACGTATTGAATGGGTTCACCAAACACATACCCTTTCTTGAAGTCTACTATCTCGAGGGCGTGGTTTTCGACGATTTTGTTGTTTATCTCAGGTCTAACCTGCTTGACACGTTGAAGAATAGGCTGGTCACCACGGTAATAACGGTAGAGGTAATCTATCTCACTACTGTTGATGAGATGAACGCTCATCGCCTTTTTCAAAACCTCTACTACGTTCTCCCTTGTTATTTCGCTCTCAGACGAATAAATAACTCTTCTACCGAAGAACTGCCTATTCCCCATGAATATATTATTCACCCCAGCGCTCGTCGTAATCACCCCTTTCAATTATCGGTATCTTGTATCGTTCGCAGTAACGTTTCTCAATCAGACAACCTCTGCTCATACTCTTACTTCCAAAAGTCCACATCTCGTCGCACATATCCAAGAGGGTTAAGCAATACTCCACCCCTTTGTTGTAATCCACCGAGTCGTATAGGTAACCGAACGTATGAATCGGGGATATAAAACAAATATTAGAATAAACATTGGCAAACAGCCGAATGAGTCTTGCTACCCTCTCGGCATTCTCCTTTTTACCCCCGAACTCATGGCAGACATATACAACTTTCTCAATCATTCCATCTCATCCTTTCTCCCAAATCAGCATCCATTGATTTCTTCGTTCCACACAGGTAGATTATCGGGGATTTCTTGCTGACTGGCTGATATTCTCCTATTTCGCCATATCCGCCGTAATCCAGTGATGCTGCTGTATTCACATACAAAATATCGTTAACTTTTATTTTGTCATTTCTTAAATCCGGCACATTCATTACCCCGGGTATAATCGCTCCTAGATGAGAATGCGAATGGATGTATACATCTGCGGCAACGATGTTTGACATCTCCATTAGAACGTTTACCTTGCTACCAGCTTTTCTACCACTCCTTGTCCCGTGGGTCATATAAATCGTGTAGCATACTTGGCGTATTCTTCCGCTACCGTTGCTTTCTCGCATCTTGTTTCTGACTTGCCCACAGCGTAGAATGATGTATAAGCCAGAAGGGGAATATCTATCTTCAATTCCCAACTCTCTAGCGAAACGTTTTGTTACCTGAATCCCCGTATCTCTCGATATTCGTCGTTCGTGGTTTCCTTCGTTTACGCCTAAAATTTTATCTCGTATCGGATAGTACCGTTCTATGCAGCGATCCACTTGTTCATCGGGGCTATATTTATCAGCATACACGTCGCTTTTAGAATTTTTAGTTGCCATATTCATAAGATCACCGTTCAATAAGGCGAAAGCGTTCGGGGTCTCCTTAATGAACTTAATTCTATCCTCAACATACTTCTCGTCAGCGAAAGCGTCTGAGTCGTGAGAGTCCGCTATCGGAACTAAAATAACTTCCTCAAATTCGCGACTTAATCTTGTTGAAAATACTTTCAATCATCACAACTCCCCAAAAAATAAGAAAAGCGTACCCTCTCCGGTGCCTAATGCACCCAAGCGATTACGCTCTAATTTTTATAAGTTAACCGGACGCATCCGGTTAACTTAGACGAAATCCGAAGATAATTCGTCGCAATTCACTTATATACTCTTTCACATATACATCATATCACAACATATAGTATATGTCAAGCGGTAAATATACTACATATAGTTAAAATGGTCTTTTGAATACTTCTACCTTTGCCCCGTCTAACGATTGAGCATATTCGGCTAACATAGCCATCCCGTCCGGTACGTCGTCGTGTTTATTTTTACCCGCCATCGTCCACATACATAATAGATTCATCATCCTCCCATAATCACTTGATTTTTGATAGCAGCTCGGATGCTTGAATAAACAATGTTCTTTTACCCACGGGGAATTGACTATTATCTTGGTTTCCTTGTTTTGAGTGGTGTATTTGGTAGTAATATGGGTTATTCCACCTTTAGCCTTTACTTCTTTTTGTATTTTTTCAGCTACCCTACCACCTGCCGAGTTGCTTTCAAATCTACACATTTGGACTTTGTGTCTTAGTAAAATATCCACTAACCTAGCGTCTACTGTTTCGGGAGTCCCATTATCGCATATACAATCCTCGATATAATAATCTTCCCCATATACATAGGCTACGGGTAAGAAAGCGTAGTCTTTTCCTTTGTCTTTCGTATCGCACACAGCAATGATAGCGTCTGGTTCGCTTTGGGGCAGTTCAAAGTATCTTCTTAAATCATCTTCATGGTATAGCAACCCTTCACGTTCGATAGGTTCGTTCATAAACAAACATCTCCAAGAAACATCATCTAAGCTATCTCTCATGTCCCAAAAGTATTTTGTATCAAACCCTACTCCGTACATATAGTCAAAATTACTCTCGTCATTTTCATCAAGAGCAGGGAAGGACAAAAACCTAGCTCGTGGGTCACCTTCGTACTGTCTTTCTAACCTACCAATAACATCATGGACGCTCCACCTCGTTGCAATATGGATTTCTTTACAGTCCAGCTTCTTTCTTGATTTCAAATCGTTAGTGTATTTCTCCCATAATTTATCCAGCCTATCTTTTGACATAGCTTCCTCAATACCACTCACCAAGTCGTCAGCGTATAAATACTTTTCACAGCGGGTGGCACCGGTGAGCGACCCATCGATCGAACGACAGGTTAACGTTTTGAACCGTTTCCGTTTCTCTAAATCAATAGTTCCCTCTTTTGAGTTGGTTCCGACTATTCTAATCCCAGGGAAAACATCAGCCCATAAATATTCGGGATCGGTGATGATGGAGAGAACCCCATCATAGAAACTATTAGTGAGCATACTCGAATGAGCAGAAGCTAGATTACATGATTCCGGATACTTCCCCATAACCCAAGTGAGAAAGAATATTCCTAATGTCGTTTTCCCCACCCCTGGAGGCATTGAGATTGTAAGTAAATCCAATTTGTCATCTTCTAAATCCTGTAGGGCTTGAACAATCGGGAATATCTGTTTTCGTCTAGGCAGGTAAAACCTCTTTTCCGGCTCTCTATCGTATTCGATATATTGCATATAGGCGTCAAAATCCACCTTAGCATCAAAGAGTAGGCAACGCTTATTCAGAAAATAGAACTTCTCACGGGTATTCAAATCATTTTTAGCATTCCGTACTTGTTGAGGAATCAGATTGCGTAAATCTTTATTGATAGAACGAGCTAGTTTTGGATCGTCTTGTTCTATTATTCTGACCATCTCGAATAAATCAGATACGGCCTGATATTCATTGGGTTTTTCGGATATGATTTTCTGCAGCTTGTTTATTATTTTAATATTTCTGTTCACAAAAAAAGAGCACCGTCCTTTCGAAAGGCGCTCGACGGCACTCTGTTTGATTTCATTATATCACAAAATTACGATTCTTTGGCTAAATTATACCACTCCTATCATTTTTATATACCTCCTGCAATCCCCCCCTACGATTTTATTATACCATGTTTTTCTTCGTATGCTTTCACTCTCCTGTAAAATGTCGCAGGTTTTAGCCCAAGGACTCTCATCATATATTTGGGTTGAGTTTCCCCATTTTTCCACAATCTGTATTGTTCGGCAAACAAGTCCTCGTCCACGGGAATAGGTTTTCGCCCCTTGTATTTACCCAATTTCTTTGCTTCCTCTATGCCCTCTCGCTGTCTTTCAAGAATGGTATCCCTCTCAAGCTGTGCCATTGCTCCGAACACAGTCAACATAAACTGCCCAGTGGGGGTAGACGTGTCGATGTTCTCCTTCTTGCTTACAAACTCCACCTTCTTCTTTTTAAGCTGTTCCACCAAATCCAGCAGGTCACGAGTATTTCTGGCAAACCTACTAATACTCTCCACTATCAACGTGTCACCCTCACGGACAAAACTCATCATTTCTTGTAACTTCGGGCGGTCTTTACTCTTACCACTTACTTTCTCAATATAAATTTTTTCTACGCCCAAGCTCTCCATTAGAGATTCTTGTCTTGCGGTGTTCTGCTCCGTTGTTGAAACTCTAACATATCCCACCTTCATAGTCGATTCCTCCAATCAGTTTACTTTTTCTTCAAAATCTTCACAATTATCTTTAAATCTCTTTTTTAAATTGTGTGACTCATAGACCCAACCATCACCTGTTTTGGC